TTTGGTGTCCAACGAGCAGCCTTTAAATGTTCAGGATATGGTCTTGGTGAATTGACGAAAGGTATGAAGAAGGGCCTGGAAATTGGTTGTTCCGAAGCACACACTTCTAAATTTCTCCTAGACACTAATCCAGATTTGACATTAATTTCTATTGACCCATATGTTCCCTATACAGATTGGAATGGAAACGTATTGAATGATAGACAAGAGTTTTTTGAACGTGTCACAAGAGAGATGGCTGTTTATGGTGATAGATTCACTTTGATTAGAGATTTCTCTGATAATGTGTTTGACCGATTCGAAGATGGTGAATTTGATTTCATCTTCATTGATGGTTTACATACTTACGAACAACTTACAAAAGACTGTCACAACTATTTCTCTAAAGTTAAGTCTGGTGGCATTTTCTCTGGCCACGATTATGAGGTTATTCCCGGTGTCAATCGAGCAGTAAAAGAATTTGCTGCTGGTAGAACTGACAAGATTCTTACAACTGAATGTGATGTTTGGTATTGGTACAAATGAAAACAATTTTTATTATAACTTCCGCTTTAATCCCAGCAATTGGTGTTTTCAGTCCTGATGAACGTTTGAAACAAACGTTAGAAACTGTTGATTCCATTAGGAAAAAATCTCCAGAATCATACATCATACTGTCTGATATATCTTTAGAAAAACTATCAGACAAATATTCTGAACTTGTATCCAAGGTTGATTTGTTCTTAGACCTTTCTGGTGTTGATTTCTTACTACACTTCACCAAAAATGGTATGAAAAGTCAAGCTGAATGTGCGATGACTCATGTTGTTATAGATTACTTGCAACAAAATCCAGAACTGATGGACGGTGTTGACCGCATATTTAAGATAACAGGACGATTGCAACTGGATGATGGTTTTGACATGAACCAATATGTCGGTTTAGAAGGCAAGTATGTTTTCAAAAAACGTGTGCCAACTTGGATGTCAGAACCTATCCACGGGGCAACTCATGTTTTTGATACCAGGTTGTGGTCTATGTGTTCAACTTTGATGAATACACACGCAGAAGCACTAGAAAAAGTCTTTCCTTTACTAGGTCCACTTGACCTGGAACATGCATATTTTACAATTATCAACAAGGATTTGGTGGTAGAATTCGACAAAGTTCATTGCCGAGGACAAGTGGCATCCACAGGTGAATGGAAATTTGACTAATTTAGTTCACTATATATCGAAGCCAAGATTTGACAAATTTGTTAATCTGTGTTATAATCCATTATAAATAAACCTACGGACAACCAAAGTGTGTTGTATTTCAATAGGTAGACAATGTTATCATTCAAAACTTTCCTAACAGAGCAAGAAGATCCTGAAGAAGGCGCCAGCCGTCAGATTAAGCACCTGACGCATGTGGAAGACCGCCCTCTCCAAAATGGTGAAAAAGGTGCCGCACACGCAATCAGTTCCTTGGCAGCTGCAGCAGAACACATCAAGACAGGTAAAAAATCTTCAGAATTGACTACAAAATATGATGGTTCACCTGCACTTGTTTATGGTCATCATCCAAAGACAGGCAAATTCTTTGTTGCATCCAAGTCTGCTTTCAACAAAACACCAAAGATTAACTACACACCAAAAGATGTTGATGCAAACCATGGTCATGCACCAGGTCTTGCAGCTAAATTGAAAGACGCATTGACACATTTACCTAAGATTGCACCAAAACAAGGTGTATATCAAGGTGACATGATGTTTGGAACAGACAAAGAAGATAAGAAAAGTGAAAAGGGTGGTGGAACATCTTTTCATCCTAATCCATCAGGTCTAACATATACTGCTCATGGCACACACGAAAGTGCCGTTAAGAAAGCCAAGATTGGTGTTGTTACACACCTTTCCTATCATGGTAAAGATGCAGCAAGCCTAAATGCATCACACGAAGTTGACCACGAAAACTTCAATCAACATCCTGATGTGTTCTCTGTTGATCCAAGAATGGACACATCAAAAGTTCATTTCAGTCCAGAAGAACAGAAAAAATTTAATGGTCATCTTGCAGCAGCACAAGCTGTGCATGACACACATGGTGATGACATGTATGCTGGCACCAGCGCACATCACGGTGTCGGTGGTCACCTGGAAGCATACATGAACCACACAGTAAGAACTGGTGAAGAACCCAATCACAAAAACTTTAAGAACTGGTTAGAAACCAAAAAGAACAAAGAGATTGACAAACTTAAAGTTGAAAAGAATAGAACAGCTAAACAAACAGAACTAAAATCTGAATTGTCTAAGATTGAACGTAATAAGAAACACTATAACAATCTTTTCAAACTACATGGTCATTTACAAAAGGCCAAAGACACACTTATTGGTGTTATGAACCAACATCAAGAATTCCAACACACACATGGCGGCGAATCTGCGAATCCTGAAGGATATGTTTTCCATCACGGTAAAGAAACTGATAAATTTGTTAATCGTGCGGAATTCTCACGTAGAAATTTTGCTGGAATAAGAAACATATGAAAAAGTTTTTAGAAAAATTACAAGAAGATGCAGCAACACATAACCCTGTGGTTATGGCATTTGGTCGTATGAATCCACCAACTACTGGTCATGAAAAACTGATTGATAAAGTTAAACAATTGGCCAAAGATTATCATGCAACACACCATGTGATTATTTCACATTCTGTGGATGCAAAAAAGAATCCGTTGGATGTTGCATCGAAATTGAAACATGCAAAAAGATTTTTCCCTGGTGTAAATATTACTGCATCCTCTAAAGAAAAACCAACATTCCTACAACACGCAGCTGCATTAAATGCTGCTGGCCACGACCATTTGATTATGGTTGCCGGTTCGGACCGTATACCTGAATATGAACAAAAACTACATCAATATAATGGTGAAGGTGCAGGTAAGTTGTATAACTTCAAAAAGATTGATGTTAAGTCTGCTGGCCAACGTGATCCTGATGCAGAAGGTGCAGAAGGTATGTCCGCATCAAAAATGCGTGAACATGCAAAGAATGGTGATTTCAACTCGTTCAGACAAGGCATTCCGTCACATGTGGCGGATAAACATGCCAAAGAATTGTTCCGTGATGTTCGTAAAGGCATGGGACTGAATGAGGACGTGAATCGTGGATTGTTCAAAGCAATCTTTGTTACTGGTGGTCCTGGTTCTGGTAAAGATATTATCATTCGTGAAGCAATTGCAGAATCTAAAGCAGTTGAATTAAATTCAGTTCAAGCATTTGACCTATTGATGGACAAACAGAAGTTGTCCGAAAAGACGAATGATTATCGTAGAGAAGCGATTCGTAACCGTGGTCCTTTGATTATTAATGGACCTGCGGATGACCATACTAGAATGATTACCATCAAAGAAGAATTAGAAGAATTTGGTTATGAGTCTGTAATGGTTTTTGTTAATACCACAAATGAAGCAAGTAAAGAACGCAACGAAAGGTTGTCTAAATCCATCTCGGAATCGGTGAGATTCGATAAGTGGCAATTAGCGCAATCATCCAAAGAATCATACCGTCAAAACTTTTCCAATTTCATGGAGTTCAACAACAGTTCAAGTTTTGACGAAATCCAAGAGGATATTAGTGATACCTATGAAAAAATAAATAGGTTCATCGAGAACAAAAATTGTAATGAAATTGCGTTCTCTTGGTTACAATCACGTGGTAAAATCAATATACAATCATTATTTAAGGAAACTGAAAATGTTAAGAAAACTTCTAGATTTTTTGAGAATTACAAAGCCAAGCGCAACGGACAAACATCCTTTGGACATCCAAAAATATCAACAGGAACAGGCCCAAGAGCAGAAGGTCCAGGAGATATCACGCCAGACAATCGTGCAGGAGAGCCCAAGTCTGACGATATCCGTTGGGACAGAAACAGCAAGCGTGGAGGTTACACCTTCAGAACCTACACCGAAGAAACGTACAAAGTCAGCCCAATCCCCAAAGAAAGCAACTTCTCCAAGGACAAAGAAAAAGTAAAGCGTAATCGTTTTACAGATTCACCAACTGTTAGTCAACGAATGAGAAATGTAACAACAGTTGGTCCAGAATATGATACTCGCCAACAGGGAACAGTATACCCTATGTCTGGTCTAGGCGATGTAACTTTTAGAGAATCATTTAGCGATCCTTCTGGTTCTGAAATGGGAGTAGTTGGTGTTTTGGGTGGTTCTACAAACAAAGAACCAATGGAAAATCCAAGAGATAAATTTGGTTCAAGTTTTTTAAAGAAGAAAAAGAAATGAAAAAATTCACAGAATTTGTAAAAGAATCTACACCAGAAACAGCACATCACGATGCTCAAGAAATCAAACGCCAAAAGGCTCATTTGATGGACAAAGCAAAAGAATATAGTGACCAAGCTGATAGAGAAAAACACTTTGGCCACGGCGGTGCTGCACAAGCTAAAGGTGAAACTATGGCCGCAGCTGCAAAAAACATTAAAGGAGCGTAAGATGATTAACTTAAATAAAAAAGATCCTATTGCAGATGCAGTAAAGGAAATTTTACAGCAAGAAGCACTAAAGGGCAATCAACACAAGATTGATAAAAACCACAATAATAAAATTGATGGTGAAGATTTCAAAATTCTTCGTGGTGAGAAAAAAGAAGTTAAAAAGGAAGAAGTTGAACAGATTGATGAACTATCTAAAGGCACTCTTGGTTCTTATGTAAAGGGTGCTGCAAGAGATATGGCAGCTTCCAGAGGTCTTGCAAAAGACTTTGAACGTGATGCAAAAAGTGCAAAGAAACCAAATACAAAAGATATCAATACACGACTTTCTAATAAGTTCATGAACCACGCTTCTAAACGAAATGCTGGAATCGGCAAAGCTGTTGAACGTCTGACTAAAGAAGAAAATGAGGAGACAAAAGTTATGTCAAAATCGTTAAAGCAATTTAAAGAAGGTTGGGATGATATGTTGAAAGCTGTTAAAGAGCGCAACAAGCCTCAACCAAACGGTGGTTCCGGTGTGAAACAAGGATCACGTTATGGTGGTTCTAAACAAAAAGATGAACCTGAGAAGGATACTGACGAAAAAAAGTAAATGAGGCAAAAGGACCAACCAGTCAGGAAGACGGACCTTTTGTCTCTAGTATTAATGATACACACGATTTGAAGCCATTGAATCACGCAAGATACTTGGCCAAAAAGTCGTTATCAAAAGTTCAAAAAGAAATGATGAACAACAAGGCATAAGCATGAGCAAAATTCAAACAATAAAAAAGACTGTTGGAGAAAAACCAACATTTGGAACAGATCCTAAAGATCCATGGTCCACAAAAGCAAACATTGCGGAAGATGCTGCTTTGGATCAATATTTGGTTTCTAGAGGTATCAATCCAAAACACGTAACTAAAGACCAAAAGGTTGCACACTCTAAAATGGGTCAATTCCTAAAATGGAAAAGAGACCACTTGGGTGAAGCTGTTGATAAAAAAGATACAGTCACATTTGACATTCCTTTATTGATTCGTGTGTTGGAATTTGCACGTGAAGATTTGAAGTCTGATATCTTGTTGCATAAGATGGTGGAACGTTTGATTTCTATGCGTGGCAAAGGAACATTGACCATGGATCAATATGGTCGAATCATCAAAGAAGAAGCCGAGGCATTAGGTGAATCGGAATATGGCCCACGTGCAGATAAGTTATTAAAACACAGTCACGATTTATACCATAAGTCAAGAAGTGAATCTGATCCAGAGAAAAAACAAAGTATGGTTAAAATGTCAACAAAAGCACATAAAGTGTTTATGAAGGCAAAAGAACAACACTTCAAACGTAATCCAGATGCATACAAGGCACACGTTAATAAAATGATGAGTGGTGCTGCACAAGACTATAAAGACCAAGAAAAGAAACGTGGTATTGGCCACGTTCGTGACCAAGTTGAAGTTGATAGTGAAGTTGTGCAGATTGTTGAAGTTGGCGATACAAAAAAAGGACAAAAACTTCTGCAACTGGTAAATAAAAGAGCAGTAGATAGAGTGACTTCTAAGCGAGCAGACACCGATCCAGTATATGCAAAAAAAGCACAACAAACCCACTTAGCTGCTAATGATAGATTGAAAGAAGAATCTGACCAGATTGATGAAGTTTCTTCTGAACTATTGGACCGTTACAAAAAAGGTGCAATGAAATCTGCTGCCGACTTGGCTGCAAAAGGTGATTATAAAAAGTCTAATGACCGTTTATTGGGTCACATGAAAGCCACAGGTAAACAGATTGATAAAACAACGGCCGCAATCAAAAAATCATTAAGAACGGAAGCAATGGATCCAAAAGCTGCTGATCCTTTGCCAGCTGATGGTGCCAATAGTCCTGCCGATGTGGCACCTAAAAAGAAAAAACAACTAATTCAAATGTCAAAATCTGCAAGAATTATTAAATCCATCTATAAAAAGAAGGGTGTGAAAGAGGAACCAAAAGCTGCAGCTGTTTTGTCAGGTGGAACCACCATGACTGGTGAAAAGAGGGATACGATTGAAATCGATCCTATGATGAAAAAAGGTAGACCACAGTAAACTGGAAAACATAAATAGTAAGATAACCCTCGGTTAAAAGGAGAAATAAATGTCATCTTGGGGAAATAACGATAACGCAGCTAACGCACCATATTGGGCAGTTAACTCAACGATAGTCAACGCAGCAGACGTAAAAGCTGTTGCATCCGCACCAACAGCAGCAAACGTTGCACTTTTGTATGCAAATAC